CGTAAGCATGGACAAGAATAGGCTCCTTTGCCATGAACTTCTCAAGAGTACCATGAAAAATATCAAGATTGGCTTCAAAAACAGGTTCACCAGCCATTAAGTTTCGTCCTCAACTTTCTTTGTGGCCTTGTGCAAACGCAAATATTTAGTTGCTTGAAAGCACAAAGCGGGGTTGTCATCCAGCATACCAAGAGCAACATTACATTTATTGCACAACAAGGCTCTAAGTTCTCCTGTATTGTGATCGTGGTCTATGCAAAGTCGCTTCTCTAACTCTTTTTCAAAAATACCACAAATTGCACATCGACCATTCTGAGACTCAAAGGTTTCTTCTCTCCAAATCTTTATTTCATCGGCTGTAAAATCAGTTACTTCCGCCAATTTTCGGCAAGCATTTCCAATGGAGCATCTTGCACCAGCCTTTGGATTTACCTTTTTAAGCTCACGATAACGTCTACGAGAAGATTCACATTTATACTCTTTATGCTCTTCTGCCCATTTACGCTTACAGGCATCATTTTTTGCCTTGTCTTTGTAAGGCACTCTAGGTTGCTCCTTTGTTAATGTTCCAAAAAGATACTTAGGGTCGATCCATCATTTAAGCATCCTACTAGCTTTTAGCAGCCTTCTGCATCATACGGATTTCGTCAATCATTTCTTCACGTGTGTTTGCATACTCTTTCTTGACTTCCTTCCCAGTTCGAGAACCAGAAAGTTTGGTCTGTTGCTGCTTCAAGTTTCGGATTACTTTACGCTCCGTCTCTTTCTGGCCGTGCTTACCTCGATACCAGGACAAGGCGTCTCCCATAGCATCTTTCATGCTTGCGGAGCGTCCAGTTGACATCAAGTCTGCTGCCAGTTGAAATACCTCTGCTCTAGCCTTAAACTCTGGGCTAGTAGGCACAGGTTCCCCCTCTCTGGGTCCAGTCGTGAAGCGGGGAATCTCTTCAAACTTCCCAAATACTGAGAAGTCTTTGCTGGCCTCATCCATTAGTTCATTAGCCGTCTCAAAAACTTGCATGTTTTGGCGGCTAGTTTGTTCGGCTCTGAAGTCGTCAAGTACATCCAACTTTGAGCCATATTCCTGACGAAATTCCTCGCGGATCTCGTCTCTAATAGAACTCTTTAAGGCTTCGATCTCATCATCAGTTTCGACACTGACTTTTGGTTTCTCTTCCTTAACCGGTTCTTCAGTTTCATCTTCGTCTTCTTCTGGCACCAAATGAGGAATAAGTTCAAGCAGTTCCTCATCAGTCTTATTAGAGGCAAACTCCTGAATATCCTTGAGATTCCAACCATCGGCCTCAGCAGCAGATACAAACTTCTCAGGAATGTCTTGCCCTGCTAGTCTGTTTTTGGAAGTGTCTTCCTCGACTACTTCCTCTGTCTTTACCTTAGGAGACACAACAGACTTAACTGCCCCCTTGATATAATCAAGAATACTTTCTCGCTTATCAGTGGGTTCTACCTTCTCCTCAACCTCAGTAGTTTGCTCCTCTGGTTCAACAGTCTCAACTATCTCTTCTACAACTTCATTAGTAATCTCTGCCTCAGGCATTAGACAGTCTCCTCTTTCTTAGGACGACCAGGACCACGTTTCGTAGTCTCAACCTTCTTTTCATAATGTTCAAGACTCTCTTCAAATATTCTAACAACATTAGAAAAAGCTTTATCAATCATCTCATTTATTTTTGCTTCATCCAGTTCATCGCCCATCTTATTTGGAGTGGGGTGTACTGCCATAGCCTCTTTCTTATTCTTAGCATTAGGAAACTCTACCGCACAGGACGGACATTTGCCATCCTTAAGAACTCCAACTCTGAAATCAGCTTCACAAACACTACATCTAGTTTCTACAGCCACAATACGTCTCCTAGTATTCTATGTAATTTCGTTCTTTTAGAAAGGCCAACTTGTCCCTTCTATTTTTTATTACGGGTAAATAACAACCATTTACCAACTTGAATTTTCTATTCGGATGGTTCTTAATCATCTCAGCTTTTTGGTTAGGAAGATAGGCAGCCGAATACATCCTAGTTCCATTAGATCCATCAAACTGATACTCTCTCATCTGAGAGTCTACTCCTCCATCTTGATGCTCAGCCACTATATCTCGGTTAGCAACAGAACCACACTCACACTTATCTGTCCACTCAGCCTTGGACATAGGGAGTATCTTCTCATACACTGTCTTACAGTCTGAACATTGATAGATATAGGTAGGCATACTAACTCCGATTTATGAGCCAACCCTGAGGTATGTGTTGGACTCCAATACATTCTGTTCCACTAATAGTATGACAAATAATCAGAAAGGTCTTATCTTCTCGAACAAAGAATCCTCTACTCTTGCAGTAGCAATCAGAAGGAGTCTGCTTCAAGTCCTTGTAGTCGTGCCAACCAGCAGAACTTACTGCATCAATCCACTCAACATCTATTGGAGTACCAAATTTAACTTTCATATTAGCGAGTCTCTAGCCAAGCAAAGAATACGTCAGCCCATTCGCTGGCAATCCACGTAGGCGTGATGTAGCTTAGGCATTCCTGTCCACCAATCCCACCAACCAGAACACCAATGATATTACCTACTTGGTCAACCACGGGGCCTCCACTATTTCCCGGCCAGGAAGCTGCATCGGCCTGGATCATCAACTTCTCTCCAAAGAAACCATCACAGTCACGGTCTATATTGGAAATGATGCCCTTAGTGATACTCCACTTGTTCATAATACCAAGAGGATGACCGACGATATAGACATCTTCTACCAACTTAACTCCGTCATCATCGAACTGCAAGCAGGGTGCATCATTGATATCAACCTTGATGAAACCCACATCCATGTTGTCAGCTTTCCAGAAGTGCTGTGCTTCCAAAATAGTACCATCACGGAGCGTTACCTGGATCTTGGCAGCATTATCAACGACGTGACCAGCCGTCATAATCACACCATCTTCTCGGATGAAACAACCCGAACCCTGCCAGGACTGGCCATACTTTGCTCTGGTATACTCATCATAAGACTGTGCATCAGCGGTCTCAGCCTTGATGTGAACTACCGAGTCCATGATATGCTCTACTGGAAACTCTACTGAGTTAGTCTGAACAACGACTTCTCGAATAGTAACTTCCTTAACAACTGTTTCTTTATCACAACCAACAATACAAATCAGTGGCATTACAAGCAATATCACCTTCTTAAACATTAGGGGTCTCCATATTAGCCATGTTAGTTTCTCCACCAAAGCCAACACGGGCCTGTTGACCTTGCATATTTGCTGTCTTAGAAGGACCACTTGCACCAAGAGAATCATTCTGTTGTCCTGGGTTCTTCTTGCTACTCATCACAAAGTCTACCTCAGGACCATCCTTTGGAATAGTTCCGCGATACCACTGTGGCAGGGAGTCAATACCCTGGTAGTCTGCAAGCAGTTTGTCCATCATCTCAATATCAATCGAAGCCCCTTGAGCTTCCCTAAGTGGAATAGTCGGAAGCAACCACTGAGTAGCGAACTGGAATAGCTCTTGATACTTCTGCTCAGGTGACTTTCTCTGGGTGCTATAGGCTCTAATCTTAAATACCAGATCGTTGAACTCAGCCGCCTTATCAGCAGACGAGTAGTAGACCGGGTATTCGTAGCTTCCAACTCCAGGAATATTAACCGTATCCAAGACCTCGAAGTAGGCCCCAGGATCTTCCATCAGTGCCCAAGACCACTTCCTCAGAACCTTGGTCATCCAGTCATGGAAGCGGTTATAGAAGTTATTGGCTACTCTATTAGCGTTAGCTTGTACGATCTGCTCTTGACCCAAGGTATCCGATGTAGGACCACGGCCTGCTAAAGCGTCATTAGCCCCACCACCAGCTTGCGTAAACTCATTAGATACCCACTGGAGCCACCCATAGTTATCAGCCGACACACCACCGAAGTCAAACTTCTGAATCTTGTCAGCGTGCTTAGCCAGAATCATATCCATATTTTTGGCATTAAGAATAGACTTCATGGCGTCCTTAGCTACGGGCTCACCAATGATTACGCTCTTCTGACTCTCGGCCTGTTGTCTAGCCGCCAAGGCTACAATGTTTGCATTGACATCTATCTCATACCAATTCCAAGCCGGAGGGATGGATACAGGAATATTAGGAGCATACCGATATCCCAATACGTCATAAGGACTACGATCAGGACCATCCCATTCCACTGTCTTAAGGATAATCGCTTTCTGTCCCATAGGCATGATTGTATCAATCACGCCCTCTCTTATATTGCAGACATCAATAAAGGTAGTGTAATCCCGATCAGCCAGTTTATTGAAGTCAAAGTTCTTGTTAGACAACTCTTCTGCTGAATACTTATTTACCAGTTTGCAATCTGGCTTAATCTCCTCAGCAACGGATTTACCTCTATACTTCTTACTAGAAAACAAATCCTTAGCGTACTCGGTCGGGAGTCTATACACATCACCTTCGATAGCGAAGTCTCTTCGGGTCTTGGCTGAAGGATCTCCAATATAATCACAAGGTTCAATCAAGGCAACTCTGGGAGTACCAATCTTGATAGTCTCATCGTCCAGGGATACCGCTCTATCATACTCATAGAAGGTTCGGGCAATACAGTCACCAAACATAGAAGCAACTGCACCAGGAATTAGAACCTCTTCTGCAAACTTATTCTGCTCAATAGCGAAGTTAAGGATCAGTCGCATGTTGTAGGCGTACTGCCTTAGATTGGGAGCAATAGACTCAATTAGTACTTCAGGATTTCCTGTCACTAGATAGGACGTTACGGTGGATACCCCACGGTCCATGTAGTTAAGCATATGACTTCGGGCTGCTCCCTTGTTAAAGTAACCAGAAAGCCAGAGACTCATACATCTCTGAGAATGGTCGTATACACCCTCGTACTTCTTGCTCCAACTTTTTGCGAGCAGTTGAAGTCTCTTTGGGTATGAGTCTTTGACGTTACGTTCATCAAGGGGGTGTGCCATAT